TAGTTGTATTGGTACCGGCCTTAATACCTAGTTCGTCTGGATGTACGCTGACTGCCTTTACTCTAGGATCGGTCCTTAACTGTGTTGCTTCCCAGTCTGTCAGTCTATATACAGTGTTCCTACTCATAGGTCTACGTTCTAGACATTGTACATCACGATGTATTTCAGTGCCAGTAGGCGCCTTACCTGCCGTTTCTAATTCCTCGTAGATAACATCGAGGTCATCATAGTTGTACACTGTGACAATGTACTTTCTAGTCTGTATGTAAGACAACATTTCTGACATGTTATGCCTCTAATTGCACAGCGGTTAATGTCACTGTGATAGTAGTTGTTCCACCACTCTTGTTAGTTACTGCTAACTGTATATTTGTATCTGGACTAGATTCATTACTAAATCCCAATGCCCCTGGACTGATTAAAATAGTTTGTGCTCCAGTAGTAATTACTTCAGCTACTACACCTGCGCCCGGAGTTGGATCAGCGCCTTCTACTCTACTTGAGTCTGCTGTACGACTAGCAATGTCTGTATAAATTCTTACCCATGCTGCTGCACTTGTTTGAATCTTGTACAGCATATATCCCTTGTATCCAGTGATAGTCAAATTGCCTGTAGCCGCATTGGCCAAACTGGCAGTTGTTCCAGCAACCGCAGATCGTGATGCTAGTGTACCTCCGCCACCTCCTGATACAGTTCCCGGTAGCCATTTACTACTAGCAGAACTCCATACAAGTGCTTGACCGTTTGAGGGCGCACTAGTAGTTGTATCAACGTCGCTAAGTGCATCAATACTGGTTGCAGAGTAAGCCGCAGGTATAGTTGGCAATCCTGTTAAGGAAGAATACGCACCTGTGGTAGCCACAGTGGCTAATGTTGGGCCAGTAATCGTAACTCGTCCTTCACCGTCTGTAGCAGTTGTAATCCCACCGGCCCCCGCAAAACGTAGTGTCTCTCCAGAGAAAATTGTTCTTTGAGTAGAGTCATCGCCGGCTACACTGAATTCAAAGTTTCCACTGACTGCACCACCTCCGCCACCTGCTGGCACAGGACCCCACGTGACTTCATATGTGGCAGGATTGTAGTATACAGTTTGCGGCCCAGTGACTTCTCTAATCGGATTAACATAGAAGCCAGCAGCGGAACCGTTGAGTGCAACACCACTGGCGTTGATAACAATTGAGTTAGCAGGTTGACTAGTTGCTCCTGCCGCCTTGCCAATTGCTACGGCATTAACACCTTGATTAGTATAACCAGAAACATCGCCGATCGCTACCGCACTAGCACCTTGATTGGTTTGGCCAGCACCAATTCCAACCGCCACGGCATTAGCACCTTGCAAACCTAAGCCACTACCTGTACCAACGGCCACAGCGTAGCTGCCTTGATTGTTTTGACCGGCGTTTGTACCAACTGCAATAGCACCTAACCCTTGAGTAGTATATCCAGCATCTCTACCAACAGCTATGGTATTTTGTGCCTGGGCAATTTCACCAGCACGTAAACCTAATCTTATTTCACCTTCTGAAGTACGCAAACTTGATGTTGCAACAGGACCAACTACTGTGCCAGTGGCACCGTTGATAACCATTGTTGATGTGTCTGAGAATACAGAACCTTTCAAATAGGTCACGTCAAATGTAATACTATCACTGACCGCATTAGTTGTTAATTGTATACCTTCGCCTGCTACTAAAACTAATGTATCCGTACTGTTATCAGCTAGTACAGAACTTTGACCACTAACTGCAACAGAAGTAAATGCAAAACGTGAGTTTGTAACAATTACAGTTCCAGTACTTTGATTAATGGAAATTCCGTCGCCTGCTGAAATTGCCACAACGCCTGTATTCGATAATGTTATAGATCCTGTTGCTGCACTAACGTTTAGGCCTACACCCGAGACTGCAAAGCTAGTTACTCCTGAGTTAGTAAATGTTATGCTATCTGCAGAAGCATTGGTAGTGATGCTGATTCCTGTGCCGTCAACAAAGGTCAATGTATCTGATGTGCTGTCTGCTACCACGTTTGACTGACCGCTAACCGCAACAGTTTGGAAAATATTCTGCGGAACACTAGGTGCAGAGTTTGTGATTCGAACTGTTCCAGGAACACTAGTGTCTAGAGAAATACCAGATCCTGGATCTGTAATAACGCTAACAATACCTGTATTGGCAATAGTCACATTACCTGTTCCGCTACTAACGCTAATTCCGTAGCCTGCAACCGCTGATAATACTCCTGCATTAGAAATAGTTACATTTCCAGTAGCGCCACTAACTGCAATACCTGTACCTGATATATTAGATAATACACCACTGTTAGCAATAGTTAATCTATCAATTCCTGCATTTGTAGTTAATGAAATACCGCTACTAGCCGCAATAATCAATGTATCAGTTCCGGTATCAGCAATAATACTTGACTGACCAGGTACGGCAATAATTTTAAAATAACTTTCGTCCAGTGCTAGATTACCAATAGTAGATCCTGCAGGAAGATTTACCGAACCAAATTGAGAAGTGATTATTGCACTGCCTAAATGTATTGAACTGCCACTTAGATAAAGATCTCTCCATCTCTTAGTTTCTGAACCTAAGTCGTAGGTTTCGTTCTCACCTGGTATAATATTTGAATTCAACGAAGTTAAATCAACCGCACCGCCTCCGCCAATACTTAGATATAGCTCTGTAAAATTGTCATTTATTTTATTAAATGCTTCGTCTACAGTGCTCCATAGTATTGGAGCCGATCCCGAATTTATCGTTTGTTTAGACATTATGTTCTTCCTACGGCAACTTCAATTGTGCCAATATGATCTGAATTGTAATCTGCTAGAGCCTTGCCAATCACTGTTCCAGTTTTAGCAGTGCCTCCTGCTGATATTCCTACTCCAGGTATATTTGAAGTCACTATCAAATCTCCCTTCTTAATTATGCCTACTACTCTACAAGGAACCCGTCCTTGCAGTGCCACTAAGTTTTTAAGTCCAGGACATGCACCGTTCATTGTGTAAGCAGCATTATCACTAATAACTCCTGCTACTCTATGATCGCCGTATGTAGACGACATTGTAACTTCTTTGTCGCCGCCGAATACCAATACAGTTCCTACTTCATACTCTTTGTCGCCTTCGTAGTATTCTGCTAGGTCGGCGGAATATGTTGCTTGCAATCTGCTTCCAGAAGTTAATGTCCAATTGCCAGTAATTGTTCCACCGGTTCCAGAAGCGCCTGTTGTTATAACAGGAGTGGTTATTGATCCAACAGTGATCGGAGCATTACTCAAACCATTTTGAGTTCTAAACACATGCGCATCATTATCGTAAAATGTTCTTCGATCAGTTGCAACACTGCCGTCACCAATCAAGATACCCACCTGACTCAAGAAACCATATATCTGCGTATAGCCGCCTGTGGCAGATGTTGTTGTATCTAATATAGTTTTTGTATCAACTAACAGTCTCTCAACGCTTACGTTTCTCGCCCCAAAGTCACCATTGCTGTCTCGCTTAACCAAAGTGCTTACAGCGTTTGAGCTAGACTCATCGACAATTGCATAATCGGTATCGTTTGTTGAGGTAAATCCAATACGTCTTAAATATCCAGTACCAGTATTGTATTGTGATTTTTTAATGGCTCCACCTAGATCAGCAATAGAACTAAATGGGATTGCACTAACATTACCAGTAACCAATGATGAATTACCTAATACTGTCTTAGTGGCAATCTGTTCAATTTTAGTTAAAACAATTCCATTATCTTTAACAGATAACCAACCGTCTGTTGCTGTAAATTGTGCGCTGTCAAAACTTGCTAGGCCTCGGTCGGCTTGCGTAATACCTGTGGCATTTGCTCTAGTTGATGCAGCGGTCATAGACAACTTACTTTGAACAATTGCGGCAGTAGTACTAATGTCAGCATTAGTAATAACTTCTGGATTAATTTGTGCATCAACAGTATTAGCCGTTGAATCAATATTAAGACTGATATCGCCAATCACTCTAGAGTTTTGTGCAAAATTTCCAGCACCAGTAAATGTCAATAAGTCGCCACTTCTAGGATCTGTAGCCTGAAAGTCAGCTAGGTTGTTAAGAGTTAAACTTCTAAGATTAACAGCATCAGTTGGATCAACCGGGTCAGCCATGTTGGCAATTTTAAATCCGCCAACATCTAGATTGGCCTTCATTGGCAGTTGACCATCTAATGACAAGAAACCTCCACTGAATGCAGGGATTAAACTGGCCTGTGATACCGGACTACCTGTATGACTAGTTCCTAATCTACGTTCAATATATCCTCTAGTGGCATTTTCTGTTGGCACCGTATCAGTAGCGTTATCTGAGAACGAACTGTCTGTTGAAAATTCACTTACTGGTACACCTCGTTTAAATCCAAGACCGTCTAAGTTTGACAATGCAATTGATGCTGCAAATGTAACACTACCAGTACCTTGATCAACTCGGAAATAAGGTCCTACAGAGAAATTACCAAATTGGTCTGTAGTTACATAGAATACTCGTCCTACGCTACGTTCTTGAGTTTCGGAATCTGGATCCAGCGCATTTACAGCAGGTCCGTAAATTTCATTTGGATAGTTTGTATCTGCGTAAGAACCTGTACCTATTTCTAATAAATCGTGTGATGTGACACGAGTTAACGAAATACGGATTGTTAACGTTCCTGGTTCGTCTTTACCTGTAGAAGATTTAAGAGTAGGTAAATTTGTAAAATATATTAGAGAGTCATTCAACGGAGGACTAACTGTAAGTAGACCGTATGCTTGTCCGGTGACCGCTTCGTTTTGATAACCTTGTACTGTATAGGTAGTTGATTTAAACACAATTTTTGTGCCCAACAGTCTAGCTGCTTCAGCATTACTGATAGGAACAACGGCAAAGGTACTGTCTCCTGCTCTGCCTATTACTTTACCCACGCCATGAACACCACTTTGTATAAAACTGGTTTCAATTTCAGTACTAGCACTAATTGCCTCATCTGTTACAGTAAATGTATCTGGAGTTAACACATTCTTAACAAAGAACAGTCTAGTAGTAGACAGTCCAATAGGTAATACTCCAGTAGTGATAAATCTTAAAACATCGCCAGCTAAAAATCCATGACTGGTTAGACTTATTACTGCCGGGTTCCCAATTGAAACTGTACATACACTTGCACTGGTCACAAATGGTTGTGCTTGATCTACTGTAAGATCAATATAGTTATAATTTTCTCTAAGCGTAGTTTGTGCTAGGCCAAATACTTCATAGGCTTGTGTGCCACTTTGACTACCACTAGTGGCTATTGGAGTTCCTCGTTTAGTAGTACCAATCCTAAAACTATTCTCAGTCCAACCATCTGATTGAACATAGTAAATAGTACCTACAGATAATCCTGTTGGCAGAGCTCCCGTAGTTGTTAATGTTATTTGATATCCGGGTTGCAGTCCGTGTCCTACTCTAGTAATTACAGCAGGAGTTGAAATTGAAATAGTAATTGTTCTAGCACCTTCTGGATCAGAATATTCATCAAATTGTAATACACGATATACTTCTGGCGACTCTGCAAGTACCAATCCAGTACTTGGTCGGACTGCAACGTCTACCGCATTACCTGTCAATACTGTAGTAGAATTTTGTCTAATTGTTAAAACATCGCCATCGGCAATAACAGCGGCTAATCCGTCAATGCCTGCACCTTCTGAACTTCGAAGACTTAGTCTAGACACGCCAGGAGGTAGACCCGATGTTGTGGCTCCGGTGATTGGATACCTAAACATGGTTCCTAGCCCGTGGTCAACTTCCAGTTCACCGTTAGGTAATGGAGGATACGTGTAATTGGTCACATATATAATAAGACCCTCGACTTCGGTTTCATAGAATCCGGATGGTGCATAACAAGTTGCAGATTGTGCAAGATCGTAATACAACGAAACTGGAGTTGGAACTTCTAAAGGATCTGATCCCTCAGCTACTAGTGCGAAGTTGCCGTGAGCACTTGATCCACCAATAGATCTAATCTGGCCGCCACCTAATGAATAATAGGATATATGGCAGTAGTAGGTAAACATACTTACACACTCTGCTAATCCCCCATTATTAACAACAATACCATAACCTAGGTCGTTGATCTGTGTGTAGTCGTTACTCAACATAGATCTATTACCAGGCATCAATACTTCGTAGACGTTGGCATTATCATTAACAAAATCTATGACAGCCTGTTGTATATCTGCTTTTTCTGCGACCAGTGTTGATCGTGCAGCAAGCAATGATGCTGAGTATCCAGTTAGACTAGGCAGTGTTTCGGAAGTGGGCGCAGTTCCTGTTGATACAGTTGTGGCTATGTCAGCCATTAAAGTTTCAATAACAGCTTGGATAGATGAATCGCTAGCTGCACCCGGTATTCTTGCAGTAGCAGAATATGAAGTTGTAGGTGCAAGGCTTAGTATAACTTGTTTTGCTAAGTATTTGGCATAGTTAATACCTGCAATGGTTTCGGTCAGCTGTCCAGTTGGAATTTGTAATGTCGAAGCAGATCCTACTCCGTCATAATACTTGATACCTGCTTTTCTTGTCTCGCTATTGCCGCCATAGATGATATCATAAATTACAGCTTCAATAATATATCCAACATCTCTAGAACATGTTTCTTGATTAAAAACTAACGATGGGTAAGTTGTTGTTAGATATCCAACAGTTTCGTCTTGAATATATTCAAGATTGGCCTGTAGTAAAGTGCTAGCATTGACTCGATTAGTAGCCAGTCCTACGGGATTTGTAAATGTTAGAGCCGGTGCAAATGTACCACCATTCCTTACAATATTTGCAATAATAATTTTACTAGATTCAACAATTGATTGTGCAGCAGGTATTGATGTTAGATAGCTAGATGCTTGGTCATGTGCTTCCTCTATGGCCTGTACAGTTAAATCTAATTGGTCTTCAATGACCACGCTGGCCGCAGCAAGTCTATATGACAAACCAGAACGTCTAGCGTGATAGTTTGTGCCAAGTACAATGTCATATCCAACACCGTCAATGATTAATCCAACGTCTCTATAACAAATAGCTTCGTTGTAAGTAAACAGATCATAAGGCCAAGGAGTAGTTTCGTCCAATACAAATGATGCAGTTGATCCTGCTGTATTAAATGTATAATCTCTTACATAGTTAATTCTATAAACAGTGTCTTCAACAATAAAAGATGCAGGCAATTGTGGTATACGTTTCAACTCGCCAACACGTAAAAATGTTGGGCTATCTTTGGTAATAATTTTGAATTTTAAGTTTCCAGCAAATCCGTCGATGTATTGTCCACCAGCAAACGTTTGTCTACCTGTACTCTTAGAGAATGATGCACACTCTTGAGCGTACGGAGATTTAGCAAGAATTTGTCCTTCTGGGTCAAGTACCATGGCAAATCCGCCATGACCTTGGAATGTAACTGCCTGTAAACGAACAGCATCATTACATAATATGACGTCCATTTGATCGTTGTCTTTTGGATAGTTCACACTACCAGAGTTATCAATTACATCAATAATGGCGTTAATTAACGCACCAACAACACCACCAGTATTAATAGCATTGCCGCCTGAAGTATAAATTCCTATACCGACACCGTTAACTGTATCAGTTAATGCGGCATCATTATATAGATAGAATGAAGTTGGGTCAATAACATCAACATAGTAGTCATTGCCATTAATTTCGATCATCCCTCCAACATTGCTTATTAAGATTTGATCTCCATCTACTAGACCGTGAGCAGTTGATGTAGTAATAGCAATTGGATTAGCGTTAGATGCTCCAGCAATATTAAAAGATGTTCCGCCAGTGCCAGATTCTGCAATATATGCACCGTCTACAATTTGAGGATATGATGTTTGAAATGTTTCCTGTACAGGCACATTTCTAATAGCCAACTGTGCAAGAACACCTAATCTACGAATTGCAGCAATAGTTTGAGATAGTTGTGCCCCTATAGCAATTAGACCGCTGGCATTTCCGTAATATTTTAATGCGGCAGATACAGTTCGATTGCTTCCTCCCCATTTTAAGTCAAATACCATCGAATCAATAATAAGACCAACATCTCGTTGACATATTCTTTCATTGTAGACAAAATTTGGAGCAAAAGGTGATACACCGTTAGTACATTGATCGGCAATCCATCCTACTACTTCTGCTTGAATGAATTGTCTATTTAAAATTAATAGTTGTGCCGCAGCCCTATAGAAGCCTCTATTGTTGACCAACGGATATACAGGTTGTGAACTGTCTTGTAGATAGTGGTGTCCAAATAATCTATCAGCAATAGTAATTTGATCAGTGCCAATGACGCCAACAGTTAGGTCTCTTCTAAAATGTATAAAGGCCCAAGGACTAGAACTTAGTCCGGGTTTTGGTCTAATAATACAACGTCTAAATTCGTCACCGATAATTGATACATTATTAGGTAGTCGTAAGGGCAAGTTTTCTTCATAAACACCAGTTTCTAATAATATGCTAATTTGAATTCTTTTAGAAACGTCACCGTAGGATATAACCTCTCCTAATTGGAAAGTTCCAAATTTTAAATCAACATCGAATATTTCGTTGCCATTACTGTCTAGTGATCCGTTATGAGATAAAATTTGTGCCAGAGCACCTGAACTTTCTCCTCGTAGATATAGTCCTTCTCTAATGTCTCTACTTCTAATGGCAAACGGTGTTGATGTAGTTACATCTCCTGTGAAGTCTGTTCGATACCCCTCTGTCTTAATAAGGAATCTTGGAAGACTTACTTCAACCAACGGTAAGCTGGTAAAACCAGAACCTTGATCAGTAATAGTGATGCTCTGCACAACTCCAGATAATACATCAGCAGTACCAAATGCCCCTGCGCCCCCGCCGCCTGAAATTCTAACAGACACAAGCCCGTAGCCACTGCCACCGCTAGATACCTGTACGTTGTTTACTTTGTAGGTTAGATCTAGTGTAACACCATTACCAAAATCGCTATCGTCGCTGCAAGGAATTGCTGTACTACCTGGTAGTGCGGTATACACGCCTGATGATAATTGTCTAATAGTTAAAATGCCGCCAGCTTCTGTAATTGATAGCACTTCATATCTTGCAGGCTCAATAAAAGTACCGCCAAGGATCGTGATAACATCTCCTGGTCGATAGTTTACACCAACAGAATTAACCACAGCAATATCAACACTCATTAATGGAATTCCAGAGAATCCTGTACCGCTTGCGGGAGCATCCTCGATGTCCTCTAGAGTACACTCGCTGGCTCCATTATTATAAGTTAGTGTTTTCTTATAAGGTCCAATTTCGTCTCTAGCTTCTAATACTATTTCTTCTGCTCTTTTAAGTGCCGCTTCAATAGTTCTATAGGCATAGGCCAAAGCACGGCCTTGTAATCCTGCACTAACTCCTATACGGTCATCTTCTCCAGATGTTGCAACATACAAGTTTACAACACTACCAAATGCAGAATTATCAACGTATCTTTTTGTAGCAGCGATTAAACCATCATAAACTTCGTCGTCTTCTGGCTCGGGATCTCTAGATAAGATTAATGGCCCTGTCATAGTTCCCCATGCAGGAGTTCTTAAATTGGTTCTAGGATCAACTGCGTCAACACCTGCACGAGCAATTTTGCTATCTGTATAACGCTTGTTAACTGCTTCGTGTTCAAATAACGGATTAAGGGGAATCGCATTAGTTCCTAGGTCTTTAATTCTATATTGTTCACCGCCGGATCTTGCACTTAAATCGCCACCCAGTTGTGGACTTGAATCACCTACAACTTCTGAAAATTCTGAACTGATTCTAATTTCATTAGCGTTTGTAGTAAAATCTAACTGTATACCACTGCCGTTTACTAACTGTTTAAAAACTACACCCGTTTCTGTATTGTTAACAGAAACAATTGCATTTTCTTGTCCAAGATAGCTATTGGGAGTGTCGTCTAGATTTTTAAATGTCAGCTTTTCGCCTAGACCTAATGAGCTGTATAGCTCACGGAAATTGTCGTTGACCTTGCGGAACGAGTCGCGAATACTGTCGCCTGTGCCGTCGTTGCCTACAACGCCGATATCAATAATTTTTCTTGCCATGGTCGATCCTAAGATTTATGGTTGCTCTACTATTTAGCCCAAAGTTTTATAAGCCGAATGTAAATACGTTATGTTTTTAAAAAAAGAAACTCAACAAACTCAATATGTTAGGATCAGTAAACTGGGAGTTCAGCATGAATACACTAGGAATAAAACAGTTGTAGTCTTCCGATGTGATAACTGTGATCACGAGTTTACAAGAGATCTAAAGAAAATAGATCATAGACGGTTGAGCAATAACTATTTTCATGTCTGCTCAAACTGTGACGTTAAAAAGTTTGCGCAACGTAAAGGAGTTGAACGCAAACAGATATGGGATATGCCTGCTAGCACCACATTGCCGGTGGGCAAAAACTAGACTCTAAATGATTCACCGCAGCCGCAGCGATCTCTCTCATTAGGATTCTGAAAATCAAATCCTTCATTCAATCCGTTTTTAACCCAATCCATGGTTAGGCCTTGTAGGTAGACGCTGTCTTTGACATTTACCTTAATAACAAAATCCGGATAGACAATGTTGTTATCGTAGGGATCAAACTTATCATCTCTCAAATATTCCAACACATAAGCAAGACCACTACATCCTGTAGTTTTTACACCGATTCGAATACCCTTACATGCTTTTTTATGCAATAATTCTTTGATCTTATTAACTGCTTGATCAGTTAGTGTAATCATGCTTGTTCTTGTAATCGGCTACCGCTGCTTTAATCGCATCTTCTGCTAGAATACTACAGTGTATTTTTACTGGAGGAAGAGCTAATTCTTCTGCAATCTCGCTATTACGAATATTACTAGCAGCATCAATGTGCATTCCTTTAACCATCTCAGTGACAAGACTCGAGCTGGCGATTGCTGAACCGCATCCATATGTCTTAAAACGAGCATCTCTAATAATACCATTTTCATCTACCTTTATTTGTAGTTTCATAACATCGCCACAAGCAGGGGCACCGACCATACCAGTACCGATATCAATATCACTCTTATCAAAAGATCCGACATTCCTGGGATTTTCATAATGGTCGATTACTTTTGCTGAATAGGCCATCCTTAACCCTTTTTAAACAGACTTAGTATTTTAGCCTGAATTGTTTTGGCAAAGTCGGGCTGAGGAAAATTCCAACCAATAAATGCACCTAGTGCTAACCAAAATAATGTTTCTAACATATCATTCTCCTATTAAGCGGTCGTTAACGACAGACCAGTCGATAATACGCCAAATATTATTTAGATATTTGGCTTTATCCTGTTGGTAATCTAATGCCCAAGCGTGTTCCCACCAATCAATAAGCAGAGCAATCTTCATGCCTTTTTTGTATTCGTGATTGGGAATGGTATGCAGTTTGCCCGCAGTATCCATGTAAACCCAACCTGATCCTTGAATAGCCATTGCTTCTTTTTCTACAGCTTGTTTAAAGGAATCAAATGAACCGTAAACGCTGTTAATTAATTCACCTGCTGCTTCTGTAGGTTTATTAGCAGCTCTCGGAGGAGTTAGGTTTCCAAAGTACAAATTATGTAGCATTGCACCGCCATAATTAAATTTAGAATCACCTTCTCCGGCATTGTATCTTTCAAAATACTTGGCAGCTAGGCCTGAATAATGATAGTCGAGAGTAGCTTTACTCATAACGGGATCAAGTTCTTCTTTGCCAAAACTCAGTTTGTTTTGAACAATTTCTCTAGTATCAGTATCTTCGTGTAGGTATTTGATGAAATGTAGCGCCATCCTGTATTTAGTGTATAAATAACCTACAAGGAGATTTTAATATGATCGGTTTATTAAAGAAACTATTTGGTTCTAAGCCAGCAGAACAAACTGCGGAAGTTCCATATAAGGTAGAGGCAGCACCAGTAATTGAGTTGGTACCATCACCTGCTCCGGCAGTTGATGCAGTGGTAGTTGTTCCAGAAGCAGTTGCGCCAGCGGCAGTAGTTGAGGCAGCACCAAAAACAGAGCCACAGAAAAAGGCTGCTCCTGCAAAGAAAGCAGCCCCAAAGAAGCAACAGTTTGCCAAAAAGCCTGCAACAGCTAAAAAGCCACCTGCTCCTAAAAAACCAAAATCACAAGCCTAATTTTTTAGCTTGTTCATAAAGTGCAAAGCTGGCCAAGTTCTTGGCCTTGCTTTCGCACATGATATCGAATTGGTCTCTAAAGCTCAAGGCCCATTCATTCACTACTGTATTCCAATAGAAGTTTGAGTGTGCTCTGAGCTTTTGTTTTTTGTAGCCGGATTCAATTAGCGTATCAAGGGCGGGAAAG